CATTTGTAAACGTGTGCTTTGAAGCTGTTTTTTGAATAGTTAAGCGGAAAAATTGCTACCTATCCGTTGCCCATTCCAGTTGTATGGAGTTGTTTGAAAATCCTTTTTGCTCCGACCATAAAGAACGCAGTTTTATCATTTTAGCTTAGCGAAGGTACTTATTTTTTTTGAGATATGAAAAATATAGGTTCCGGAAGTCAATGGTGATAGCTTTGTCTATGTTTGACGATATTTTACATGCCGATGATTAACTCTGTCTCCGTTAATTTTGCAAACAATGGAACAGATTATGAATCAAACAGATGTAAAGGTTTCGTTCTACCTTAAAAAGAGCGAGGCGGATGCCAAGGGAAATTGTCCCGTAATGGCACGGCTTATTGTCGGCAAGTACTCTGAAACAGCATTCAGTGTTAAGCTTCGTGTGCCACAGTCTTTGTGGTTATCTGGACGTGCCTGTGGGAAAAGCGCTGCGGCCCGAGACATAAATAACAGGCTGGATGAAATACGTGCAGCTGCTTTCAGTATCTATGCGGAACAATCCGCAAACCGTGAAGTTGTTACTGCAGAAGAAGTAAAACACCAGCTTTTGGGAATGGCTTCGGAACAGGAAACCTTGTTAAGCTATTTCAGGCTTTTCATGAGAAATTTCGAGAAACGTGTTGGGATTAACCGGACGGAAAGCAGCTTGAACGGTTATCGAAATTCCTATGATCATCTGGTTCGTTTTTTACAGTCACAATACAAGTTGTCAGACATTCCTTTTGCAGCATTAGACCGTTCTTTCATTGAAAAATTCGATTTGCATTTGCGTACGGAATGTCATTTGGCTCCAGGAACGATTGTAAATCTTACTGTAAGGCTGAAAACAATTGTCGGAGAAGCGATTGCGGACGGTATCATTACAGCGTTTCCTTTTGTGGGTTATGAACCGACGCATCCGCAATCGGAACAAAAATATCTTACAACAGAGGAATTGAACAGAATCATGACCACCCCTTTGCATAGTCGCACCCTTTATCATGTACGGGATTTGTTTTTGTTTTCCTGCTATACTGGTATTCCTTATAGCGATATGTGTATGCTGACAAATGAGAATCTTTCCCTTGCTGAAGATGGCACTTGGTGGATTAGGAGTTCACGCAAGAAAACCGGTGTAGATTTTGAAATACCGCTTATGGAATTGCCGCTTCATATCATTGAAAAGTACCGGGATGTGGCTCCTGAGGGAAAGCTTCTTCCTATGTATTCCAACAGTTCGTTGAACCATTATTTGAAACAGATAGCCGTACTCTGTGGCATAGAACGCAAGCTGGTCTTCCACGTGGCCCGTCATACCTATGCGACCGAAATCACCCTTTCCCATGGTGTACCACTTGAAACGGTCAGCAAGATGTTGGGACACAGCAGAATTGGTACTACACAGCTTTATGCAAAGGTTACAGACAATAAGATAGATACAGATACAAAAGCATTGGATAAAAAAATTGCTGAGAGGTTTTCTGTAGTTATTTGATAATGGCAAAAAATAGGATTATGAAAAGAAATACTGATAATATGGAAATCAAACGTCGCAGTACATTTGCGATATTGTTTTATATAAACCGTACCAAAATCCGTAAAGACGGAACATGTCAGCTGCTGTGCAAGATAAGCATAGATGCCAAATGGGAACAGATAGGAACGAAAGTGTCTGTCAATCCTGCCGTTTGGAATCCGGAAAAGGGACGGGCTGACGGCCGCAGTGAGAATGCTATTACCGTCAACCGGGCCATTGATGATCTGACAAAAGAAATCAAGGAGCATTATAGGCGGATTAAGAACAGTCTGGGATTTATTACGGCAGAGCAGGTAAAGAATGCTGTGATGGGAGTCGGTCAGAAACCGCTAACTCTGCTGGCTCTTTTCAGAGAGCATAACGAGGAGTTCAAGAAGCGTATCGGGGTGGATCGGATAAAGGAAAGTTATGATTCCTACTTGCGCTCATATAAGCACCTTTCTGCTTTTGTGCAGGAAAAACGTGGTATAGAGGATGTTCTTTTACGGAATCTTGATCGTGTTTTTTATGATGACTTTGAACTGTTTCTCAGGACGAACAGGAACTTAAGTCCGAAGACAGTACATGAACACCTTTATAGACTGAAGAAGATGACTATGAGGGCTGTCAGTCAGGGAACAATACGCCGCGATCCTTACTGTCGTCTTCATCCGGAATTACCCAAACGGAAAAGTCGTCATCTGAAATTGGAAGATCTGAAGACACTGCTTACAACCCCGGTCGAGAAGCCACAGCTTCAGTTTGTCCGAGACATGTTCATTTTCTCCACCTTTACCGGACTTGCCTATGCAGATTTGAAAAGACTGACTGTTAATGATATTATACAATCTGAGGATGGTTCGTGGTGGATTCATATCCAACGTCAGAAAACAGGGACATTGTCTTCTGTACGGCTGTTGGATATTCCGTTGAAGATAATTGAAAAGTATCGGGAACAGCGTCATGATGACAAGGTTTTCAATTTATACAAGCGTGAGTATTTCATTATGCTTACCCGTAAGTTAGGTGAGGTATACGGTTTTGAACTCACATTCCATATGGCGCGACACAATTTCGGAACTCATATAACTCTTTCAATGGGCATTCCAATTGAAACGGTCGGTAAAATGATGGGCCATATGCGAATTGAAACTACGCAGCTTTATGCTAAAGTCACCGACAAGAAAGTAGATGAAGACATGAAACGTCTGAAGGCAGCTGGTCTAAGCCAAACATCCGGCTTATATGAGGAGGATATTATAGTAAGGAAACAGAGACGAAAATCCCAAAGCCAGCTATCAGAAAATAAAGAAACGACCTTGTAACGAGGCCGTTTCTTTTGCATTGTTTCATACCCATCGCTGTTCTTCCCTGCATCTTTTATATGCGTCGTCAAGAACTTTCTGTATGTCTGACTCTTTGTAAAGGGCTTTTCCCTGCACAAGGTAGTAAGGTATCACGCCGAGGGTCCGGTATTCCTGCAAGGTACGCCGGCTTACTTTCAACAGCTTTGAAAGTTCCTCGTCCGTGAGGAAATAATCACTGTGGAATGCGGGTCTCGGAGCCGTCCTTATTGCGTCTATCATACGCTCCATGTTTTCCAGCCCTTTGAAAATAGTATCAATCCGCTGGTCCTTTCTGTCTATAAGATCGTAACTCATGGCTTTCTTTTTTGTGGGTGATAACTTGATTCCAACATGTTTTGCACATCTTCCGGCTTGTAGAAGAACTTGTTCTTGATCCGGGTGAAAGGCAACAGTCCTTTCTCACGATATACCTGAAGCGTTCTCTTTGATATGCGGAGAATCTCGCATACCTCCTGATTGTCCATCCATTTTTTCAGTCCTGCATCTTTGGCCGGATTGCATATACCAGTGACTTTTTTCTCTATCATGCTGAATCGGACAACCAGTTCGTCAAATGTCCGTTTGTCTATACATATAATTTCCATACTGCCGTTTTGTTAGAATTGAATACCGAGTTCCTTTTTAATTTTTGCCGGAAGTACCTTTCCTTTCCTGCTCAGGAAGTCCTGGACTTCCGAAGCCTTGTAATAGGTACGTCCGTCAATCATGTAGTAGGTGACGAGTTTCTTCTGGCGGTAGCGTGCAAGTGTACGCTTGGTAACACCAAGGAGCTCGCACATATCCTGGTTGTCAAGCAGCTTGTCACCCTCAAGAGCGGCCGTCTGCCTGTTCATGCGGTTCAGCCTGTCATCTATCCTGTCAAACCGTTCCATTATCTGATGGAGCATCATCTGGAATGTCTCCCTGTCTATCTGTATCATAATGAATTCTGTTTTTAGTGTAATAATTCCATTTTTTACACCGTGTTGCGCAACAGGTTTCATTATGATATAGGCCAAAACATAGACCAACGGAACATATCGCCACATAAAAGTATGACAAGTCATTGAGTAATAGGGAAATAAAAAATCAGCCCCATAAAAATGAGACTGATGGAAGTATTGCAAATGCAATATGTTGCAATGCCTTATTGCAATGTCTTGCAATAAACCAGGCGACAAATTCCGTTTTTGAATGTTTTGGATTTTACGGTTTTCCACTCTCCACGTGGCAGATGTTTTGAGACGGATTTATGGTTCGGACGAGTGGAAGGAAACAGGAAAATGATCATTTCATCTATGAGATGATAAACTGAGAGACCACGCAAAAGTTCTATACTTTCTTCGTCATGTATCTCGGCTTGATAAAGGATGGATGGGTCTGACATGTCTTTCTCGCACATGAAATCCACAAGCGGATAACCCGGATAGAGCCGGCGGGTACATTTGTCGCGCCCGTATGAGAATCCGTCCTTGTCGTCTCTCATCCATTGTAATAAGGGGTCGTCTTCAGCCGGAATGGAACCGTCTAATGTCATTGCTATCAGAACCTGTAACTTGGCCATACCTTTTTTCCTCTAAATGAAAAGCGTGAAACTCACGCACTATCAGGTAGAGGCTCTGGTAAGCCCATTGTAGAATCATGCATGAGCTCACGCTATAGGACATAGCATAAGCTACACGCAAAAGCCTCTACAATATCAATTTACCAGATTTCTACCTGAGACGTCTTGCGACTTATGTTGTAATGTTCGGCAAGGCTTAAAGCAATGCCGATATTTTCTCCTTATGTTGTGACTGTCATTCCTATATTACAAGGATTTCCAATCATATGCAAATGTAGGCATTTTATTCCAAACAGAAATATGGAATGACGGTTATTTGTCATTCAATCCATATTTTTTCATTTTCCGATATAGTGTGGACGGATCAATATGCAGTATGCCTGCTGCTTGTTTGCGACTCCCATGGCTGGTTTTCAATGCCTGTATTATCGAGTGTTTCTCTTCCGCATCGTTTTCAGGAAAAAGATTGATTTCATCGGTCGCCGCTTCCAGTTTGATATTCAGGTCGGCGGTTTCAATGAGCGGCTGTTTAGCCATAAGTACCGCCCTTCTTATCCTGTTATGCAGTTCCCGTACGTTCCCAGGCCAGCGGTAAGAGAGAAGCAATTGTTCCGCTTCAGAACTGAAGCCTTCTGTCGGTCTTTTCAGTTCTCCGGAAAACTTTTTTCTGAAATGATGAGCCAAAGGCAGAATGTCATCGGGGCATTCATGCAAGGAAGGCAGGACAATCTCAAATTCGCATAGCCGGTGGTATAGGTCTTCCCTGAACCGTTTTTCTTGTATTGCAAGTTGGAGATCTTCATTGGTGGCGGCTACAATTCTTACATTAGCCCGCTTTTCTTTGTTACCACCTATTGGGATGTATGTGCCTTCTTGCAAAACCCGCAGCAGCATGGCTTGGACGTCCAGGGACAAGGTCCCTATTTCATCCAGAAAGAGTGTTCCGCCTTTTGCCACTTCAAAATATCCGTCCTTGTTGGCGTCGGCACCGGTAAATGTTCCCTTTATGTGCCCGAAAAAGAGGGAGGGTGCAAGCTCCTTGGGTATGACTCCACAATTCACGGNTTTCAAAATATCCGTCCTTGTTGGCGTCGGCACCGGTAAATGTTCCCTTTATGTGCCCGAAAAAGAGGGTGGGTGCAAGCTCTTTGGGTATGACTCCACAATTCACGGCGACAAACGGCATATCCTTCCGCTCTCCTATATAGTGGATACGCTGTGCAACCGATTCTTTTCCGGCACCGTTAGGACCAAGTATAAGCACAGAAATGTCAAATGGGGCGACTGTACTGACCAGATGTTCGACCTCCTGCATCTGAAGGCTGTTTCTGGGGAGCAAATCCTTGTT